ATCAGGCGGCAAGGGCATGACGCCCAACCTTACACCCGGTGGCTTGAACTATTACGGCGTGTCCGCTGAAGGCAGGCCAATGATACAGCCGCTCCAGACAGGCGCGCGTATCGACATCGGCCTTGAGATGATTACGGCCATGCAGTCCGTGATTAACGACGCGGCCCTCATCAACCTTTTCCAAATCCTCGTCGACGCCCCGCAGATGACGGCAACGGAAGTCCGCGCCCGTATGCAGGAGAAGGGGCAGTTGATTGCTCCGACTGTTGGGCGGGCTCAGTCTGAATTCTTGGGCAAACTCATTGAGCGCGAGATTGATATTCTCGCCCGCCAGAACCTTCTGCCTCCAATGCCGGACGTCCTCATGGAAGCGCAGGGCGAATACCGCGTTGAGTATGACAGCCCGCTGAACAGGCTCCAGAAGATCGAGGAAGTCCAGGCTGTTGACGTCTGGCTTCAGGGCCTCGCTCCGCTTGTTCAACTCGCTCCCGAGATTCTGGACAACGTGGACACCGACGAACTGGCCCGCCACCGCGCGCGCGTCATGGGCGTTCCTGAGAAGATTCTCGCCAATCTGGATGTTGTGCAGGCCATGCGTGAGCAGAGGGCCAAGGCACAGCAGGCGCAGCAGATGGCAGCAAGTGCGCCGGGTCTTGCCGGTGCAGTCAAAGACGTGGCGGAAGCGGGGGCTATCGCTAGAGGTGCTTAATGGGCGTTGCCCAGAACGTGTTGGATTTCCTCGGGGCCAAGCGCCGCGAGAGTAACGCTTGGAAGCGGGCATTGCTGGATAGCAAGGGCAAGCTTCATGACGATGGGAAGCTAATCCTCAAGTCCCTTATGGGGCCTGCGCATTACTTTGGCGTCGGGTACGTGCCCGGCGACCATGACAGGACCCTGATCATGTCAGTCCGTCGCGAGACGGTGAACCGGATACTTCGGCTCCTCAAGTTCGATGAGGAAGCCGTCATTATGGAGATGATGAAAGATGAGTGAAGCAGCAGTCGCAGCCGCGCCGGCGGCAGATGCCCAGCCCGCCGGCGGAACGCCCGCCGCAGCCACGCAATCCGCCCCTGACCTCTCGTGGTTGGGTGAAGGAGCAAAACCCGAAGTCCAGCAGTACGTGCAGGGCAAGGGGTTCAAGTCTGCCGCCGCTCTCGCGGAAGCCTACCAGAACGCCGAGAAGGCGCTTTCGTCCCGCTCGTTCGAGCCCCCGAAGCCAGAAGACACGGCAGGCTGGGCCAGAATCAAGGCAGCCATGGGCGTACCAGAAGCCCCGGACAAGTATGACTTGGGCGAAGCAGGCAAGTCCCTGAAGCCGGAAGCCCTCCAGCAGTGGACCCCGGTATTCCACCAGCTGGGCCTGAGCAATGAGCAGGCAAGCAAACTGATTGCGCAAACGACCGAGATGGCAACGAAAGCACAGGCAGTGCAGGAGGAAGCCTACGTCAAGCAGACGGAAGCCACCGCCGAGCGCATGAAGCTGGAGTACGGCGACAAGTGGCCTGCCTTCCATGACATCGCGTCGCGTGGCTTCAACGTCATCAAGCAGCAGTTGAAGCTGGACGATACGAAGGTGGACGCCTTGGAGCGTGCCCTCGGAACCCGCGAACTCCTGTCCCTTGCCCACATGATCGGGGAGGCGAAGGTAGAAGCGGGCTTTGTCGCTTCGGACGGTCAGCACCGGGCCATGACGAAGGACCAGGCGCGGCAGGCTATCAACGGCTTCAAGGGCAACCCCGAGAAGTACAACGCCCTCATGAAGTCGGACCACCCGAACCATGCAGCGGCCCTGAGTGAATGGACGCAGCTTCGTCGCATTGCCGAGGCTTGAGTATGGCCGACATCATCGACCAGCGGATTGAAATCCTGAAGCTTGCGGCTGGCCTTACCGCACCGAACTGCAATCCGCCTGACGTGAAGCGGGTTGCGGACGGACTGTGGGACTGGGTCAATCAGGGACAGCCCGCAGTCTCCAAGACGAAGACGAACATTGCCAAGTCACTGGAACGCTTGGGCGCGAGTCAGAACTCAGAGAAAGAACCTACCTGAATGTTCGACCTGCGCACTGGTAGCGGACAAGTCGGCTAACGCCGGACCCGCATAAGCCATAGCAGACAAGCCTGCATTCGAACGGGACGCCGCACCCCATAGCGGTTTTCATTTCGAAAGGCACAAGCGGCTATGTCGCTGAATTACAACCCGACACTCTTTGCCCAGGATTTCAAGGCTGCCCTTGAACTGGGTCTTCAACAGCAGGGCTCGAAGCTCCGCCCCTACGTCATGTCCTCGACCGTTTCCGGTGCGAAGCAGGCTGTAGCGGTGGATCGTGAAGAGGCAATTGAAGCCTCCATTGTCACGGGCCAGCTTCAGACAAAGGTTCCCGTCAACGCCGCTGTTTCCCGTCGCTGGGTGCAGCCGGTCAGCTATGACGTGACCCAGATCATCGACCACTTCGATCAGTTGAAGATGCTGAACGACCCTTCATCCGTGAAGGTTCAGAACGCCATCAACGCCATCGGTCGCGAGATGGATGATGAAATCATCGCCCAGATGTGGGGTTCTGCGACGACCGGCGAAACCGGCGGTTCGACCCAGGCATTTGACACGACCAACTTCCAGGTTGCGGTGAACTACGAAGCAGCGGCAAACACGGGTCTCACCGTCGCCAAGCTTCGCGGCGCGCTCCGCAAGCTGCGTGCGGCTCACAACGACTTGGACCGCGATCCGCCGATTTGCGTCATCAACGCGAAGATGGAAGATGACTTGCTGAAGGAAGCGCAGATCATCGGTCGCGAGTACAACGACAGCATGGTTCTGAAGGACGGGAAGGTAGATTCCTACCTCGGCATTCAGTTCGTGCGCTGCGAGCGTCTGGACACGTCCACCTACTACCGCTGCCCGCTGTTCGTGAAGTCGGCCATTCATCTGAAGATGTGGGAAGACATCACGACGAGCGTGACAATGCGGACCGACCTCCGTGGCGATCCTTGGCAGACCTATGCCATGGCGACTTTCGGTGCAACCCGCACCCATGAGTCGAAGATCGTCCAGATTCTCGTCACAACGTAAGGACCGACTCCAATGGCAGTCACCAACGAAACTTCCCCGGAGTTCAAAGACGTCACCGACCCGCGCACCAATGGTGGCGTATCGGCGCTCTACTTCCGGGACCTGCAGTACATCCCGTTCAACTACACGCAGTCGGCTGCGGCTGGCGACGCCACGTCCACGATGGACCTGGTGTATCTCCAGCGCGGTCGCTACGTGATCCTCCCGAAGCTCAGCATCATCCGCTGGTCGGCCTTCGGCGCTTCGCGCGTTCTCGACGTGGGCATTACCGCCCATACTGACGAGACGGGCGCAGCGGTTGCGGCCTCTCTGGCCCGCTTCGACGACGACGTTGACGTGTCTTCGGCTGGCTCAGCGGCTCTGGGTTCCGACCTTGCAGCGGCTGACTTCTCGGGCGTCTACCTGAACATTGGCGGTTCGACCAACACGGACGGCGCAATTATCCGCGCCACCGTGGCGGGCGGCACCATCCCGGCAGCGGCAACGCTCACGGGCTACCTCGTGGTCGCCAAGATCGCCTAAGCCAAATCGGGCGGGGGCTTAATCTCCTCCGCCCTTCACTCTCTCGGAGATATAGCCAATGGCTACCGTGCAGCTTTCATGGGGTAAGGGCGACACGCTCGACGGTCCCAACTACGTGACGGAAGCAACGGGCGGTTCTGCCCCTTCCGAGACCGTCGCCCTGAACATTGCGGACGGGACAAGCAAAGAGCATGTCCTGATTGCCCTGCAACTGTTCCGCGACAATATCATTCAGACACAGAACCTTCCGTAACACAGGGGCCTGAACGATGGCCTCTACATGGACGGTAACGCAGATTGCCAACCTGGCCCTGACGAAATTGGGGCCGGGTTCTGGCTATCTGAGTGACCTCGCTTCCGACACGACGATAGCAGGCCAAGCCCTTAACCGCGTCTATGAGATGGTGCGGGATGAACTCTTGGAAACCCACCCGTGGAACTTCGCCATCAAGCGCGTGGAACTTGCGAGCGACGTTGACACGCCTGCATGGGGCTATGACTACCAGTACACGCTTCCGGCTGACTGCCTCCGCTTCCTGAGCGTGGAAGGCACGAAGGTGGATTACCAGATTGAACTGGACAAGCTGCTAGCCGACGACGAAGGGCCGTTGAACATCCGCTACATCAGCCGCTCAACGGACGTGAGCAAGTGGAGCCCGACCTTTTGCCAAGCTCTTGCGGCTCGCTGGGCATTCGAGATTTCGGGCATCATTGAAAGCCGCGTGACGCCGAACCAGCTTTGGGAAATGTACATGATGCTTCTTTCCCAAGCGAAGCGCGCGGACGCACAGGCGAACCCAGCCGAGGAAATGCCGGACGGCGATTGGCTGAACGCGAGGCTCTGACCCATGGCAAAGAGCCAGCACGCCTTCACAGCCCTTAACGCAGGCGAACTCTCCCCCCTGCTCGAAGCGCGGGTGGACAAGGAATTCTATGGGGTGGGTCTGAAGACCTGCTCGAACATGATCCCGCTGACGCAGGGTCCGGCCGCCATGAGGAGCGGAACCCAATACGTCAAGGCGGTGCGGAACTCTGCCAATCGCACAGCCCTTATCCGCTTTCAGTTCGGGCTGACCCAGGCTTATGCCATTGAGGTGGGGGATCAATACTTCCGGTTCTACAAAGACCACGCGATTATCACGCAGACGGCAACGAACATCACGGGAATCACGAAGGCCAACCCCGGTGTAGTTACGTCAAACAGCCATGGTCTGAGCACGGGAGACAGGGTCATCATCTCCGGCGTGGGCGGGATGGTGGAACTGAATAACCGTGAGTTCCTTGTGAACGTTCTCACGGCGAACACGTTCCAACTTGGCAGCGAGAACACGTCTTCATACACCACATACACTTCAGGCGGGACGGTCGCGAAGATCGTGGAAGTCTCCACCCCCTACACGCAGGTGGACCTGTTCGACAGCGCGGGCGTGTTGCAGCTTTCCTATTCGCAGTCTGCCGACACGCTCTACATCGTCCATCCGTCCTATGCGCCGCGCAAGCTGACACGTTCCAGTCACACGTCATGGTCACTATCGACCGTCACATTCACGGGCGGACCATTCGCGCAGACGAACGCCGATGACAGCAAATGGGTGTTTGTCGATACCACATCGTCCTATGATGTGGGCACAAGCGTTACCCTGCGTTCGAACTCAGCCATATTTGAAAGCGGTCATGTTGGTGGCCTCTTCTTCATGGAGGAGGTTTTCTACGCGGATGGCTTCGGGTCGGGCGATGTTCTCCCGTGGCAGGCGGCAGGCACGGACGGCTCGACAGGCCAGCTGAAGACCAATGACGGGAACGTGTATGAGAACGCGCGAGCTCTTGCTACGACACTTGGCAACGTCGCTCCTACCCATACCATCGGCGAGGCTTGGGACGGCTCTAATCCGACTTTCCGCTCCCTCTGGCGCTATCGTCATTCACATTGGTGCGTGCTGGAGATCACGGCTTACACGTCAAGCACGCAGGTAACGGCTACGGTCAAGACTTTCCTCTGCCATGGGCTGAGCCGTCAGCCCACGAACATCTCTAACTGCGTGAATAATGGCGCGGGTGCCCCGCGCATTACGCACGCGAGCCACGGCTACGCGACGAACGATTACGTTCTGATTGAGAACGTGGGCGGGACAACAGGGGCTAATGGCTCCTGGCAAATCACCGTTACGGGTACGAACACCTACGACCTGATCGGGGCCACCTTCAACGCGGCATGGACAGGCGGCGGTCGATCTCGTCGCTACGCCACGTGGAAATGGGCCTTCGGGGCCTTCTCCAGTGCAAGGGGTTATCCCTCCGCCGTTGCCTTTCATGAAGACCGTCTCTGCTTTGCGGCCACGACAAGCGACCCGGACACGGTGTGGATGTCCGAAGCCAGTTCCTACGAAGCCTTCTCCCCGCGTGATGCGAACCAGATTACCGCCGCGAACTCGATTACGGTTACGATGTCATCGGGCGAGGTGAACAAGATTGAAGCCATGCAGGGGACGCCTGACGGGCTGCTTGTGTTCACGGCAGACAGTGAAAGCCTGATTGCACAAGCGTCCACGAATGAGCCCCTTGGGCCGGGGAATGTAAGAGCCGTCGCTCTCTCCAACTACGGCGTGAAGGATGTGAAGCCTGTCCGTGTAGGTGGGGCCACCATGTTCATTCAGCGTGGGGGCAGGAAGGTCCGCGAATTCATCCAGACGGGGCAGGGCTTCGAAGGAAACGACCTGCTGATTCGGGCGGAGCACCTGACCGCTCAGTATGGCGTTGTGTCCATGGACTTCTGCCAAGAGCCGGACGCAATTCTCTGGTGCGCGCGGTCGGATGGAAAGCTTCTCTCCTTCACCTACCAGAAGGAACAGAACGTCCTCGCATGGTGCCAGCATACGCTTGGGGGCTATTCAGACTCAGGCAACACGTTAGAACCTGTAATTGAATCAGTCTGTCAGGTCCCGAATTCGGACGGGTCCTATAATGAATTGTGGCTCGTCGTGAAGCGATACGTGAACGGCGCAACCGTCCGTTACATCGAATACCTGAAGCCCCGCTGGATACGCGGTACAGACGTTTCTGACGGCTTCTTCGTTGATTGCGGGTTGACGTATGACGGTTCGGCAGTCTCCACCATATCGGGCCTGAACTGGCTCAGGGGGCAGACAGTCACGATCCTGGCTGACGGGAAGGTACACGCGACCAAGACGGTATCCGCTTCGGGAACAGTCACGCTTGACTATACAGCCTCCACCGTCCACGTCGGCCTTGGCTATGTCGGGCGGGTTCAGTTCCCACGGCCCGAGGCTCAGCAGCCGGATGGAACGGCGCAGGGCAAAGACAAGCAGGTCAAGAAGGTCGCTGTTCGCCTTCTGAACACCAACAACCTCAAGTTCGGCCCTTCGTTCACGAATATGGCCCGCGTGGAATTCAGGCGGAATACAGACCCGATTGACCAAGCGGTGCCGCTCATGGACGGGGACAAGCGGTTTGATTTCAACGCCCTGCCAGGTGACGGGGACGGGTATATCTGTCTCGAACAGGATTACCCCTATCCGTTCTGCGTCGTGGGCGCGTTCGCGACTCTGGAGGTGTATTGATGCTGACCCAGTTCACCCCCGCCCATCTTGCCCTCATCGACCTTCAGCGCGGCCAGTCACACGAGATGGTGACGGAGAAGGAAGCGGAATTCGCTTCTCAGATGGGGCCAGCGTGGACCTTGACGAAGCCGGACGGTTCAATACTGGCGTGTGGTGGCTTCGTCGTCACCCAGCCGGATCGGGCCATTGGCTGGGCCTATATCGCGCAGGATACGGGGAACAAGTTCCTGTCCGTCTTCCGCATGATGCGCAGCATGATTGAAAACGCACCTTGGGAAAGGGTCGACTTCCTCGTGCACG